CTTCCATACCACCAAGTCTTTTTTGTAAGTCTCTTAGTGTTTCCCCAGGTTTTAAGTCTGTGTCGGGGCCAATTAAATAAGGTTTTGGTGGGCTGTCTGTAAAAGAAGATTTTATGCTATCAAGTCCAGCTTCTGCTGCTGGGTCTATATTAATATGTACTGACTCACTAACACCATCAGGTAAAAGAGTAGGGTCCACAGATAAAGGGAATTTGTTATTACCAAATAGAACATCCACAATCTGACCATATGCAGCCAATGTTTTAGTCTTGGTGACTTTAACAAATACACGAGACTTCTCCGTTTCAGTAAATTGTACATCAGGCCCATAAAGTCCTCTATAGTTTCTATACGCTCTTAGCCATCGTTCTTCATCACCTTCTCTGGCATCTTCTGCACGTTTAAATCTTTCTGATACAAAAGAAACAACCGCATTAGATGATTCAAAGATTTTATCTTCTGCATCTTGTGCGGCTACTACATCGTCTGTTTCAAATGATAGGTCGTTTATTTCTGCCATATTTAATATCCAAAGCTAGGATCAGCCGCTTGAAAGCCTGATCGTTGTGTTGCTGGGTTGAAGTCCCATATAGAACTTCTAGGTCTTGTCATAATGCCATACCTTAAAGCATCATAAAGGTGATCTTCAGAATTAGTATCTACATCTTCTGGGTTACGTTTGTCTAAAGGAATAGCTGGTAGTTGTGCTATTGTGTTTGTACATGTAGCCATAAACACCATCCGTGGTTTTTCTGTAAACTCATCAACTTGTAGTCTTCTATGCAATTCGTTCTTTCCTGACACCCTAGAGCCTTTTGATCTATCAGAGGGTCTCCATCTACACCCCTTCATATTCATTTGTTCAGCTAGGCTAGGACCAGTGTCTCCTCTATTATGCCATAACGAACTATCAAGTACTCCGTATCTTATTGTGCCATCTTCTTTTTCTGCGTCGAGTATCATGTCAGCTAAGTCGGTTGCTGTAACTTTAGAACAATACAATTCTCTGTATATTACTAATGATTCATCTGGTGCTACTGCTAACCATACAACGCCTGTGTGACTTCCGTAGCCGTAGTCGCAAGCTCTGAACTTTGTCCAGTTGGTTGGTATCTTGTATGGATCAACTACGTGTATCTTTCTATTAAACTCAGGAAAAGCAGCACCTTCATTTACATCCCAGTTACCTTCTAGTAATTGTTTTCTTGAATGTTCTGGAAGAGAAAGAAGCATTGCTTCGTAGTCGCCACTCTCAGCCAAATAAGGATTGTCAAACAAACTAGCAGGAATAAATCTACGTCTAAATAAAGGTTGTCCTTCTTTAGTGTGGCCTTTAGGAAATCGTATTTCTTCTCCTGTCTCTATATTTGTAGCCCAAAAAGGTTCTCGCAAAGGAGAAGGATCAATAAACATTTTCTTAACCCATTGATGTCCAAGACCACCAGGGTTTGTAGTAGCTCTCATGTACAAACCTAGTTCTTTTGAGAAGGCACTACGTAAACGAGATCTCATATAGTCCCAGGCGTAGGAAGAACTCCATTGTGTTAGCTCGTCAAAACCGATCCAGTTAAATGCCTGACCTTGATAACGTGTAACATCCATATCTTTGTCGAGGTACGACATCCAAAGTCTTCCACCTCTAGGTGAGGTCCACTGACTTTTCCTCTCAGACCATTTGATACCTGGTATTGCACGAGGGTATAGTTCTTGGCTTTTTTGTATAAGTTCACGAAGTTCCTCAGTTGTGTGTCTGACTAGTAGCCCACTAAAGTTAGGACTGTTTAATCCATGTAATGGATCAGCTAACATTGCATAAGATTTACCACCACCTGCAGCACCACCATATAAAACTTCTCGTTCCGATGATGATAAGAATTCTGTTTGTGGGCCAGCATTAGGCTGGAAAACTATGTCTTGTGCAATTTCTGTGTCAAACGGAGCAGCCATTGGGACTGCAGGAACTGTTTTATTCTGCTGTGGGCTTTCTATCGGAGTAGGCTCCAACTCTACCGTTTTCGAGCTTTTCGATCTCTTGTAGCGTTTCTTGGAGACGTTGGGCAAGTCTCCGTTTAATAATAACTGCTTTCTTACGTTTTCGCTCAATGCTTAATCTTTTCTTTAAACCCATGTGGGAGATACTTCTCCCTGTTTGTCTTGTCAGCCATTGTGCTACATCTCTAATACTATACTGTTTGACGTGCTGTTTGGCAAGTTCTAATGCGTCAAGCTCGTGTGCTATTGGCTCTAGTAGTCTTTCATTGGTAGGATTAACTTCATACCCAAATGGAATTTGTAGTAAGGATACTCTTGCTATTGTGTGCCAATTTCTCTCTTGGCCTCTGCGCGGCTTTGGTAGTTCCCAATAGCCTAAGTCTCTTTTAGTTATTCGTTCGTACCTTCTTTAGCTGGCAATATAAATACGCCACCACCAGAAGAATTTACATCAACTCGATCTACTTTACCAAAGCCACCTCTGTCTAATAGATCTTTAGCTGCAGCCATCTTGTCTCGTATGCCTAACTCAGTAGGATCATCTAAGGCACTAGCCATAGCTATAGCAGCTTTAGGTGCAATCTGTGCTAAGTAATCTGTAGTTGCGCTTAAGATTTCATCCTTTAAAGCATCTCTTACAGATTTAGTAGGGGTATTCTCACTATAGCCAGCTAGTCTTTTTGCTACAGCGTGATTACCCCCTGCTTCATCGAACAGAACCTCCAGAAATTTAGTTTGATTTTCTGTTAGTTGTCTAGCCATTACTTTTTTTCTTTCCTACTAAATACTTAGGCACGTTTAGATTTTTCTTTTGCTGCCTTGGTAAGATCTTTAAAATGGACCAAGGGTTTAGAGCCTTTAGTATGAGTTTTACCAGTGTGTAAGGTCCCATCAGACATTTTATGATTAACCCCATTAAACTTTCTCCCGTCCTTATAGTAATGCTGTACACCCTTTGCCATGTTACTTCTTAGCTTTTCTGTTAGGAGGATTAGACGCACCAGCTTTAGCCATGCCGCCTTTTTTATAGCCCATAGACTTTTTAGCCATGCCGCCACCCATCATCTTCATAGGTTTTTTAGCCATGCCGCCACCCATGTATCCTTGTACGCTTTTCTTATCTTTCTTTTTCATGCCCATCATTGTATTAAGCCTTTCCTGCTTTTTTGTTTCTTGGAAACGATCTGTTTTTAGATGCTTTCTGCACCCGTAGGTTACTTTTTCTATTATCTAATGGATTGCCGTTTTTATGATCTACGTCTTTACCATCTCCTTTTTTAACTAAGCCTGCTTTTGTAGCCATTCGCCTAGCTTTGTTACGACCAACACGTTTAGCTATTTGCTCTGGTCTACTTTTATAGTTAGCATTTTCTTTTTTATAGTTACGCGGAGCCATTACACATTTTGCTCCCATTGTATACATCTATAGCTATGTATTACTTTATCTTCGTGTTTTTTTTCTAAATATGGTAGTCCAACTTCCTCGATAGATTCAAGACAAGATGCTTTGTTAAAAGATATAGGACCTCCAATAGCAATACAGTCTGTTAAGTTCGCTGTAAGACATAATAGTACAATAGGTGTCCACATTCACCATTTCTCCTTATTAGCCAAGTTTATTTCCTTTTGGATTTAGCTCCAGAACACTTCCATCGTTTGCGGGACAAGTTATTAGGAGTATTAGGATCATTTTGTTTTTCTTTAGATAGCCCTTTTTTTATTCCTAGGCTTCTTGCACAGTAACTATTCCCCTTAGATGTCCCTACACGAACTCTTGGGCCACCACCTTTAGCGTTTCCTGCTTGCCCATAGCTAACCTTCTTGCCTGACGAGGTTATCTTAACCTTTGCCTTGCCTTTTCTAGGTGTTGCCATAACTACCTACGTAGCATCATAGTCATATTGTACATCATATCGTCAGAAGGTGTCAAGTTATCAATTGTTTCTTTTTGCATACCGTTATTACCGCGTAAATCTTTGCTTCCAAAGCGTTCTGCAGTATTACTTTCTTTTTCATAGTGTCCATTGCCCATGCAACGAAAGTCTTTTTGGTTTTTAGTAGAATAATACATATTAATTTCCTGCCAATGGGTTTAATAGAGCTTTTTTAATCTTATTATCTAAGTTTAACTCTAAGGTTTCTATTTTAGTGTCTAGTCTGTCTATTTTAGCGTCCATACGGATTTCAAAAGCGTTAATAACACCCCTTACGTCCTTTATGTTCTGTCGATTACGCTGTTCTTGCTCTGCCATATCTTTTTCAACTTGAGATAACGTACTTTTTACGTCTAAACTTTGGGCATCTATAGATGTTTCAACGTCATCTATGTCTAATTCAATGCGATCTTCCTGTTGATCCATTGATGCTTTAATAGAATCTAGTTTATCATCTACTCTAAGCTCAACATTATCCATTAAGCCTTCTACAGTAGATACATCTTCCTTTAGTTGCTGTTTTTGTTCTTCTATTACGCCCTCAAAAGATAATAGGTCATCTTTCATACGCTGTTCTTGCTTATCCATAGTTGATTCTATGCCAGTCAAGTCTTCTCGAAGCTCAATCTTAGCATCGTGTACACTAGCTGATACACTAGCCAAGGATGCTTTAATTGAATTTACCTGTTCGCTAATTACTTCATTAACTAGGCGGTCAGCTTCTTTAAGGTTGGTAAACTGTTCGCTGATAATAGCTAGTTCACCCTCTACCATAACCATATGGTTTGTAATAAATGACAAATCGGGAGATACAAAGTTAGCTATCTTCTTTTCCATAGATAAGTATCTCTGATACGCCTCAAAACCGCCCCACAAACCCCCAATAATTGTGCCGACAAGGGGTATAATAAGAAGTAGCTTGGAGCCACCTACCTTTATTCCTTTATACTCAACTTCAGCCATTAGACTTTCCTATAGGGTTTAGTTTTTTTAGATATTTTTTTAGGTTGTTTGCTAAACTGCTTACCCTTTTTAGTATCTTCTCTTTTTTTACGGGTAGTTGCAGCATACTCACTGCTAGATAAAGATTTAATGGCACTAGTAGGTAAATACCTTTCGCCAGTTTTGCTAGAAGGTTTGCCACTCTTAGTTCGCCATTTCTGTTTAGTCCAAGACTTAAGACTTTTTTGACTTTTTGCTAGTGCCATTTCGACCCTTTAGTTTTGCAAAATCTGCCCCAGTAATTTTATTTTTTGGTGATGCTACTGCAGCTATCTTCTTTTGTTTTTTTGATAATGCCATTATTTGTATCCTCCGCCTTTAGCTTTATACTTTTTAGCAAGAAGCTGGGCTTTACGGGCAGACCATTGGCCTGCCTTTCCACCCTTACTCCCAGCTTTTACACTATTAAAAAGATTTTTTCTCATAGTGGGCTTTGTATAATTACCAGCTTTATTAACTACCATTATTTAAGGTTAAGGCCGCCAACGTTTGCTGCTAGACCGTCAATGACATCGTGTAACAAGAACGCTAGTGCTGCTGTAGTTGAAATACAAGTAATTTTAAAACTTGAACCTACAACTGCGTTAGCATCAAAACCTGCAGAATCATTTGCGTCTGCAATTCCTACGTTGTCACCGTCACCTTTTGGTATACAACCAATAATCTTTTCAGATCCGTTAGTAATAATATCAACATCATTACCTGCTGTACCTAACATTACGAATGTATAAGTAGCACCCAAACAAGTTGCACAAGCTGGGAGAGATAGAGATGCTGCACCGTTCATTGCAGGGAATGTTATGATAGCCCCTGATTGTGCTGCTGTTAGTACAGTGCCTGAAGTATAGCCTGTTACCTGTGCGAGTACTTCTACTCGTGGTAATTGACTTTGTGAGTCAAATGTAGCTGCACCTGATACAGCCATTGTACCAGTTACTGATAATCCGTCATCAAATCCAAAGACGGTTGGCATTTTTTCTATGCCCTCGAAAAGTGTAGTGTTTGCCATTATTTATATTCCTTATTTGTTTTATTGGTTATATTGACTGTCCACGAGAGCATCCATCTTCACGTTAGAGCCTCCAAACATGATAAAAGAAGCGAAATTATTATCGCTTATTTGGGTGTCAGGTACAATTAGATCAGAAAAAAATCCTGGTGTGTCTTGAATTAATTTCTGGTCATTGAAAAACGTCTTAGAATTTCCTAGTACCTGCATTACAAGGAGGGTCTTGAGTTGGTTAGTAGAGTCGTACCGTCCTTTGTCCCCCATGTTCTTTACTATTTTACTTCCTGCCTTTTGTTTTTGGTCTTGTTTTTGTTGAGCCTTAGTTTCTTTAGGCTCTTCTTTCTTCTCTTCCTTTGCAGCTACCTCTTCTTTTTCTTTAGGTTCTTCTTTGGCAACTACCTTAACTTCAGGCTTCTCTTCTTCCTTTGGTTCTTCTTTAGTTGGCTCTTCTTCCTTTGCTTCTGGTTCTTCAACTACCTCTGGCTCAGAAACCACTTCTTCGGGTTCAGGCTGTGGCTCTTTAATTTCCTCATCAGGTCCAGGCGTTTCGTTTTCAGATACATCCTTAACTTCAGGAAGGTCAGTATCTTCCATATCGTTAGCCGCCACTTCAATGTCTTCAGGGGGCGGAGCATCAACTGTAATTGGTTCGACATCAACATCGGGCATATCCATTTCTAATTCTATATCCATTTCGATGTTGCTTTCCATCGTAACTTCAACATTGGTGGGTGGGCCTGTATCTACGCCCGTGTCTACAGTTATATCCATATCCATGTTAATGTCCATATCTATATCTGGCATATCTAACTCTAGCTCTATAGACTCGTATGAATCTCCCCCTGCCATATCATCGTCAAAGTTAGGTTGTACTTCAATCTCCCCGTTAGGATCTAAGTCAAAATCATTGTGATCAAAGATGTCTTCTGCTATATCTATGATCTCTTCAGTATAACCACCCGTAGCTATAAAAGTCTCTATTGTAGTAATATGAAGAGAAACAATAGTATTAACTACATTCCACAAGGCTGTTACGGTTACATCATCGAAGACTGGCCCTATGGCTAGGTTTATATCTCTGCCGCCCACTTCTACAATAATTGAAGTAAGACTTCCACCAAAATCAAAACCACCAGTGTATTCAGCATATCCTGTTGCTACTCCTGCTGCTGATAATAAGTCCGTACCAGCAAACGCTGTTGTTGTTCCGTCCCTGCCTGTGATGTGCATATATATTGAGTCTGCATTATCTTGCTTATGCACTTTGATCGTATAGTTTACTCTACCACCCCTGTCAGACATATTCAGGTTCTGTACGTCTATAGACTGAATGAATGTTGTTCCCATTCCAGCTACGCCCATTGTACTAGTGCTAGAACCACTACCAGCGATTTGCGCACATTTATCTGTACCCAGGTCTCCACAGGTGGACCCAGTTGGCATCGAAGCTGAACCCTGCCCTCCCCAATCAACATCCATATCACCTTCTTTACCAGATGATACAAATCCATTATTGCCGTCTAGTAAGTCTCCACTACTTGCATTGGTAGTTGTAGTAGTGGTGGTTGTTACTGTAGTAGTTTCTATTTCAGTTATCCCTGTAGAATCACTACTTGATTCAGTTAGTACTTCTGTTTCGATTAACTCAATAATACTTGGGGTACAAAGTCCTACCGTAGTATCTGCGCAGTCTGGGTTGTCAGCTACTAGCTCTGTGCTATAAAAGCAAAAGAAGAGCGGCAATAGGGAATACCCAAGTCTTTTTCTTTTCGCCATCTGCGCTTCTTTCTTTACGTTTTTCAGCTAAGGCTTTGCGTTTCTTTAGTTCTAATTTCTTTTGACGTTTTTCTGCTTTGGCTTTAAGTCTCTCTTCTTCTTTTAACTTAGTTGCCTCAACTTTATTATTTTCTTCCTGTGCTTTTATTTCTTTCTTGGCTAGTAAAGCAGCCTTCTTAGCTTCTAACTCTAGTTCAGCTATCTCAACTTCTTTTATAGCTCTAATGTCAGAATCTTGTGGAATAAGTTCTACGTTTTTATTCCAGGCTTCTAAAGCCTCATTACCAATTTTACCCATGAATGGACAGGGCGTACCTGCCATCCACATCGAATCAAACACCCTTGAGTCTATACAAAGGGTTGATATTGCTGCTACCTTCATGCCCATTCCGTACAGGCTACGAGCGAGTTTTATACGCTCACAGTTTTTATCGGTAATAGTTATGCCCGTAGCAAAACCTAGTACTTGTGTTTGCACTGAGGCAGCAGCAGCCGATTTACATACGTCGCTATTGTTAACAACTATAGACGGGGCAGACGCAGTGGGTACGCTTTTATCTGTAACCACTGTGCTGCTAACCGTATTACTATCGGCAGCAGATACGTCTTTAGAGCCAAGCAGGAATACAAATATTATTGCAAAACCTAACAAGCCCAGTATAAAACATATCCGCTTAATCATTTTTGTCATTACTTCTTAGCGCAGTTGCACCAGCCATCTTGTAGCAAGTGTAGTACGACACCTAAAGCAATTAAACCAGCTAACCCTGCTCCACCTAGTAGAGAGATTAAACCAATTATATTTTCTACTACGTTGCCTAAGAACATCATGTTCCCTGGTCCAACTAGTAGTGATACCACTATCGAGAGTGTCAGAAGTGCTACAGAGAGGTTAGTTAACCCCGCCACAGATTTCATCATTCTATCCATTGGGCGTTCCTTTTTTGTTGTTTCTAGAAGTTAGTGATCGTTAAGGAACAACAATACTAACCGTACTCTCGTTCCCTACTGGGGTCTAAGACTTCATGCCTACTTAACCAGCCCTCTAAGTACATAGCCCTTTCTACGTGGTCTAGTGTATATCTTACACCAGTATTACACTTTATTGCTTCCCTGATGTAAAACACATCAGACTTCGGGATATGTACTCGACTGAAGGCACGAGGGTTGTTATCTACTAACGCTTTGTAGAATTCTTCGAGTACATTCTCTGATGCGTATAGTTGTACTTGCTTTTTGCTCATTGTCAAGACTTATTTTATATAATTATAAGGAGGGGGTAAAAACGCGCCACACTTAGTACGAAAGGATTAATACTTAGTGTAGCGCGTAAGGTGGTTCATACAGGAATATACAAACAGATAGTCTTTTAGTTTATGTAACGTACAAAGGGTCTAAGGAGGGAGAGAGAAACTTTAACTCGCATCATACGTTACATAAGTTAATCCTAGTACAAAGCTAAGAAGGTGTCAACTACTATATTCTTCCATAGTATCTTTATAACTTTGTGTACGAATGAATAAGGGTGTTTCTTCGCCTACATATGCCCCTACTACATTGTAACTCATAAATTCGTGGGCTTCTTCTACAGACATTGTATCACGGTCTATTAATACATTAATACATAGGTCATAGTCATACACGGCAATGTCATTACCATTGTAGCTAAACGCTACTGCTACGAAAGCTGTTTCAAATCCATCTGCTGTAATCATTGTTCTACTCCTTCTTGTATAACTTAGTGTATAACTAACCTTCCTCTTTAGGGAGGAAGGTAATGTATAACTTAATGTATAACATAGGCTGCTGCTGCTACGCAGTTATACTCATAAAACGACCCAAGTCAAACACTATGTTACTACCTGTGACACTTTGTCGCTATAATAGCTATACTATTAGTGTTTCTATTCTTATGTGATCACAAATACTAGTAATACGTAGCATTATAATAGGCATTGCGGGTATACAACACCCAGGTCCGAAAAACCCCGTGTGTGTAACTGTACATATATATATATCCACGTAGGGGCCAGTGGCCCTCGCCCCCATGTAGAACAAAACAAGAACATAGTGACCGAAATAGGGTGAAAGTAGAACAAATGTAGCACAATCTGGACACGCAACAATATTACCCAATCACGCAACAATGTTACTCATTGATATTGTAGGGAAAAGTAGGTGATGAGTTAACACTTCCAAAAATACTGTACCCCAGACCCCAACCCCTATTTGGGCGGGTCACAGAACTAGACCCCATCGGATG